CCCAAAAGTATGCCAAAGCTATTGTTGCGGGTGTCGGAAGTGTTCTGACAGCATTCAGCGCAATGGGTGCAGAACTTGGTATCGAGGTTATCCCTGTCGAAGCACAGGCTTGGGTAACTTTCCTGATCGCCACGTTGACGGCTTTTTCTACTTGGGCTGTCCCCAACGTCGACCCTGACGGTAAGTAAAAAAGGCCCCCTCGGGGGCCTTTTTTCATTGACAGCTGTCACACATTAACGCTTCAAACGGGTCCACTGGACACGCCACGCCACCAACAAATTCAACATCATCCATATTTAGTTCCTTTTTCACGCTAAGATTGTCCAGACGGTTAGGACAACTATGAAGATACTTTTACTAGACCTTGAAACATCACCTAACTTGGCGTATGTGTGGGGTCTCTGGAATCAGAACGTTTCGATAAATCAACTGGTCAGTTCTACCGAGGTTATCTGTTTCGGTGCCCGTTGGTACGGGCAACGTAAAGTCCACTTTAGCTCAGTCCACCATGATGGTAAAGCCAACATGCTTAAAGCTATACATGAGCTTTTAAATGATGCTGATGCTGTTGTGGGTTGGAACAGTGCGGGCTTTGATGTGAAGCATTTGTACCGTGAGTTTATTGAAAACGACATGCTGCCGCCGTCTCCGCATAAGGAGATTGATTTGTTTCGGGTGGCTAAACAAAGGTTTAAGTTCCCGTCGAACAAACTGGATTATGTGGCCCAAAAGTTGGGGTTGGGTCAGAAAGTGAAGCACAGCGGGTTCGAGTTGTGGATCAAGTGCATGGCTGGGGATGATAAAGCTTGGAAGGAAATGAAGAGGTACCAGATTCAAGACGTGAACCTGCTGGTGGGCATGTATGAGAAGTTTTTGCCGTGGATTAAAAACCACCCCAACCGGGCACTTATTGACGGTAGACCTGAGGCTTGCGTGTCGTGCGGGTCAAATCATTTGCAGTCTCGCGGTGTGGAAACTACGGGTACATCCCAGTACCGCAGGTTTAAATGTATGGATTGTGGCAAGTGGCAGCGTGGCAGTAAAAGCGAGGCTACGAGTACAATGAGAGCTATTTAGGAGGTAACTATGTCGATGTTGTCATCTGACGACAACCCCGGCACGTTTGGGCGTGACGAAAACCCTAAACCACCCGCCGAGGTGGTTAACGATTTTCACGAGAACAGTGACGTGGATTCGCGTGCGGAAGCACAACACCACACGTTGGGGCCTAACCCTACCCAGGCAGCACCTGGTAATCACACCCATGATGGTGGTGACTCTGCGCTAATCCTTGAGGGTGAGACAATTTCTGGGTCGCGGGCCGGTGATGCGTGGCGTTTGTCGGTCAATGCTATTCTTGTTCGTCTCGGAGCTGTCGACAACTCGACCTCGTAATGCCATCAAAGCCCCGACAACTAACACCGGCAGAGCTTTTACAGCTTGCCGTTGCTGAGCTTGACCAGTCAATCCACAAACCCAACATCCTGAATTATGGGGAAAAGGATTACCCGGAGCAGCTCAGGTTTCACAAATCTGACAAACGTGGACGGTTTATTTCTGGAGGTAACCGTGGAGGAAAGACCGACGCCGAAGTCGTGGAATCTATCTGGTGGGCAACTGATACTCACCCATATCTTAAGCGACCTGCTTCATGGGGTTCTGGGCCTATCCAACTAAGGTTTGTCGTTGTCGACGTTGCTAAGGGTATTGAGCAGATTATTTTGCCTAAAATGAAGAGGTGGATACCACGCTCCTACCTGAAGGATGGTGATTGGTCTAAGAGTTGGGATGCAACCAACTACATTTTGACGTTTGATAATGGATCAACAATTGATTTTGTTACTTGGGGTATGGACATGATGAAGTTGGGTGGTGTTCCTCGTCACGGAATTTTCTTTGACGAGGAGCCCCCTCAGCACATTTTTAATGAGTCGATGATGCGTCTTATTGACTACAACGGGTTTTGGGTGATTGCGGCTACCCCTACGAAGGGTATGGGGTGGACGTTTGATTTGTTGTGGGAGCCCGCAAAGGAGGGTAAGGCTGAGGAGATCGACACGTTTACCCTGTCGGCTGAGCAGAACCCGTACATTCAGGCTGACATGGATGACATGAATTTTTACATGTTGGGTATGAATAAGGAGGAGCGTGATATTCGTGAAAAGGGTGACTTTGTTGCTCGTAGTGGTTTGGTGTTTCCTGATTTTAGTCAAAACATTGAACGTTATTTAGTTGATTTTGGTCCAGGCGATGTGCCTAAGGATTGGGCAATTTACGCTTCTGTCGACCACGGTTTGAATAACCCGACAGCGTGGTTGTGGCATGCGGTGTCTCCGACAGGGGATATTGTGACGTTTGCGGAGCATTACCAGTCGAACATGATTGTGTCGGAGCATGCACAACTGGTGAAACAGCGTGAACTGAGTTGGGGGCGTAAACCTGACTCTGTGGAGCGTATGGGCGACCCTGCGATGCGTCAACGCAATGGGGTGACCGGGACATCGATTATTCAAGAATATGCGCTCCACGGGCTTTACGTGAACGTTGAGGGCATACCCCACGATGTCATGGTCGGTATTGAGAAGATGCAAGCGTATTTTCGTCGACGCAACGACACCCGTTGGGGTCCTGACAGACCCAAATGGGTTATTTCCCGTAACTGTGCCAACTTTATCCGCGAGCTGAAGAAGCTGCGGTGGGGATCATACGCTTCCGACAAAATGGCATATGACACGAACAAGCAAGAAGTTGTGCACAAAAAGGACGACCACGCTTTTGACTCGGCACGGTATTTTGCCACGACCAGGCCCGATCTAAAACCTATTGAGGGTGTTGAGGGTGTCAAAGACGCTCCGACTACGCTAAGATACGAGGAGTTGCTTTTAAAGATGCGAGAAGACCCTAGTGTCGAATTCGTAGAAGACAGGGCAATGGCTGAAGACGGACCTACCGTCATCGGAGGATATGGAGATTATTACTAATGAGCAGATTTTTTCTGACGGACGCTCCTGCACTAGCACCTGGAGTGTGCTGGATTACCAAAACAGGTGTTGGGCCTTTTATCGACACAGGTGTAGATCTGAGCCTGCAAGTTATTGACCGCGGGCGTATATACATTGCTGTCGATACTTTGCGTGAAATGGCTCGGGTAGCTGGGCTGTTTGAAGAAGAAGCACCCGCTTCTGTCGAACTAAGGAAAAAAGAATTCTACGATCAGGGTTACAAAGACGCCCTAGAGGAGATGAATAAGGATGTTATCAGTAATTTTGTTGAGCGTGTTGTCAGTAATCCTGCTTTCAATGCTGGTGGTGCAGCAGTTGTGGCACCAGAAATCGACCACACAGCTGCTGGAGCAGCAGTCACTGACTCTGCAAGCGCAGATGTCGGAACACCAGAAGACGGTGCAGACTCTGACGAAATGGAACGAGAAGGCTCAAGCCCTCGTAGCGTCAAGCGACCCGCTCGCGTTTCAACAAATTCAAGCGATGACGCAAACTTTAGATTATAGTGGTTACCAGGACTACGACCCATCAGACGAAGCGGAAGCTGAAAGAATCGCAGCCAGGAACCCTAACCTTGCAGCAGGAGACGACTTAGATGCCCAAGACGCCCGACAATTATTCGTCGAACTCACAGGAGTTGACCCAGAGTTCTACGGTAATTAAGTTACCGGAGGACGGGCTAAACATTGAGAAGTACCGTGAAAGCGAGGAAGCTCGTAAGCTTGTCGCCTGGGTACAGTCTGAATGGTCTAAAGCGAAAACTTCTCGCAGTCAGAAGCAGTTGCAGTGGTTTAACAACATGTCCATGTTTTATGGGCACCACTGGGTAGAGCAGACTCGCGGTAACTTCCCTGAGGATTACAGGGACAAACTGTTTACTCCGCGTAAGCCTTACTACCACCAGCGGAAAACCATTAACCGTATTCGGTCTTATGTGCGGTGGGAAATGTCGAAGATGCTGTCGTCATTCCCCACCGCTCAAGCCATTCCTGCGTCTAGTGAGGATCAGGACCAGCGGGCTGCGTTTGCGGCTGAGCAGGCTTGGACTTCGATTAGTGAGTCTAAGAAGTTGCGGAGCCACCTGTCGCGTACCATGTGGTGGACGATTGTTACAGGTAACGGCTTCCTGAAAACTCATTGGGACCCTACTTGTGTCGATAAAGTTTCTGGCGAGATGGGAGACATCAAGTATGGGCACGTTACGCCGTTTCACCTTTTTGTTCCTGACATCCGCGAACAGGACATTGAGGATCAGCCGTTTGTCATTAATGCGTATACGAAGACGGTGGAGTGGGCTGAATACTATTTCGCAAAAGAACTTAATGGAATTAAGTTGGCTGCTAGTACTTCTAGCGCTAACCAGATTCTGGACGAGGCTTATCTCAACCTGGGCCACAGCAAAGCACCGGACAGCGTTATTGTTTACGAAACTTGGGTAAAGCCCGGAGCAACCAAACTTCTCCCCCAGGGTGGCGTCATCATCAGCATTGATGACATCCTCATCAGCGTGTACCGTGACGGCTTCCCCTACGACCACATGATGTACCCGTTTACCAAGTTCGAGCACATCCCCACCGCAACGTTCTACGCTGATAGCCCCATTGTGGACCTGTCGCAGCTGCAGAAAGAGTACAACGGTTTGCGGTCAGAGATTTCTGAGGCCGGACGCCGCATGGCCAAGCCACAGCTGATTGCGCCGATGGGTTCTATTGTTCCATCTAAGCTGACTAACGAGCCTGGCCTGGTTATCCAGTACAAGCCTGGTATGGCACCACCCCAGCCTTTGCCTCTGTCGCCTCTGCCCCAGTACTACCTGGACCAGCAGGAGCGTGTGTTGAATGACTGGATTGATATTTCTGGTGAGCGGGAAGTGTCGCGTGGCGACACACCTCCTGGTGTTACTTCTGGTACGGCTATCTCGTACTTGCAGGAAGCATCTAACCAGTATCTGACGCCCCAGTTCCAAAGCATCGAGGCGGGTATTGAGAAGATTGCTACACAGACCATTGAGTTGTTTGTGCAGTATGTTGACTTGCCCCGTAAGATTCGGACAATCGGTGCGGATGGTGCGTTCGACACAATGCAGTTGCGGGGGGCTGACATTGCTTCTGGTACTGACATTCGTATTGAGCCCGGTTCCAGCTTTGCTAAGTCTAAGGCTGCTCAGGAAGCCCGTGTGATGGACATGTTTGCTGTCGGTATTA